GGCCGATGTCGCTCATGTCAATATCGAATACAGAAGATGGAGCCAGCGCCATAGTAACAACCGGCGTATCTGTACCAACAGTTGGCGCGGTTGCTTTGTTGTACAACTTCAGATAACGGACGGCGGCTGCGGCGTTGTACCCTCGGATTTTATAAACACGTCCAGCAGAACCCTTGACAACGGTTGCATTGGTAGACGCAGCCGCAGAAATTAGGCGTGTAACCGTTGAGATCCCGCCAGATGTAGCGCGAACCTGCATCGCCACATCTCCGATCAAGTTTGTCCCAGCGGATATAAGGGAAACTGCTGTAACTGGGATTGAATATGCTTGGTCATCCGGCGCAATTGTCCATGTCGCCGTTCCTGAAGTATGAGCAGTCGCACGGATACGAATAAACTTCCATGCTCCTACGGGGACGTACCATCCATATGCAGGGGTTGCGGCCAATGCGCCGGTAGAAGACTCAACACCAGGCGAGTTTGTTTTGATTGCGCTGATGCTGTACCAAGTGCCGGAAGTGCCATCCCAAACACCAGACTCGTTCAACGACGCATCGTTTGAAACTTCAAATGCGCAGTTGTGCCCGGACAGCGACGATGTTTTCATCGAAATGATCGCGCCGGAGTATTCCTGCACATAGGCGGAAACAATGCCGCCGTTTGTTGTGATGTTGCCCGTTGTGTTTTGGGCTATTTGACGACGATAAGGCATGTTTATTCACCATCCAAAGGAATAACGACCAAAGATGTGCGCGTGAACGTCACGGTGTCGTTTGTGTTGATCTTGGCAGACAGTTTGATTTTGTCGCCCGCTTTGATTGTGCCGAATGGGTTATCGAAGTTCAGCAGAATGCCGGAAAAGCTCAGAGTCTGAGGCGCACCGCTTGCGCCGTGGCTGGTTTCCTTGAAATCACAATCGAACGTGTCAGAGTCCGGGCCAACGATTACGGCAGAGGTCAGATAACGGCCAGTCGGGAAGTCAGCCTCAATCGTTGCGAAGAACAAAGCGGATGAGATGTCGCGCAGCGCAGTCATGTACCCAGTAGAAGTGTCCACGTAAATGGAATCACCATCGGACGGAATCGCAATGGCCTGATTCTGGTTGTTGATGAGCGAATAGCTCGTGGTGATCGCTTGGGCTGTGCTGGTGGTAGATCGCAGTCCGTAAACGCGAGCGCCAGTAAACAAGCCACTTGGCAGCGTCAATCCGTCTTGAATCAAAGTCTGAAGCGCAGCAATAGAAGCCTTGCGCGGCTGCCCGTTGGCAGTGCTGTAGACCGGCAACTGGTCGCTTGTTGACAGGCTAGAAGCCTCTGACAACTGGTTAAATGTGGTCATAATGCCCCCAAAATCTCGCCAAATGATACCAGAATCGCGCATTTGACAATCACGCGTTTTCGGTACAATCAGGAAACCGGAGGGGATATGCAGGTTCCTATTTTGAATGGCGTTTATGCGGATGTTGGGGCTGATTTCGGATCGTCATATCCTCGCAATATGGTGCCTGTCCCCAAAAACACCGGCATTGCAGCGGGCTATATCCGCACTGCTGAAGGTTTGAGCCGTTTCGACGTTTCTCCACCTTCTATTACAGGCACAGATCGCGGAGGCATTGCCTGGAATGGCACATGCTATCGAGTGATCGGCACAAAACTTGTTTCTGTTTCTGCGGCTGGCGCTGTTTCGGTGTTAGGTGACGTTGGCGCAGGTGGTCGCGTGACGTTCGACTATTCGTTTGATCGCCTCGCCATTTCTTCCGGTGGTCATTTGTACTATTGGAACGGCACGCTTACACAAGTCACGGACGCCGATCTTGGTCCATGCAATGACGTGATCTTTGTCGATGGCTATTTCATGTCCACCGATGGGGAGTTTCTGGTTGTCACTGAATTGACTGACCCGACTCAAGTTGATCCGCTGAAATACGGATCATCTGAAGTCGATCCGGACGCCATCATCGGTTTGATGAAGTTCCGTAATGAGGTGTACGCATTCAATCGATTCACCACAGAAGTATTCGACAACGTAGGCGGAACTGGCTTTCCTTTCGCTCGCATTGATGGCGCGATGATTCCTAAAGGCATCGTCGGCAAGGATGCCAAGTGCCAGATCGGTCAGGCGTTTGCGTTCGTCGGAGGCGGTCGCAATGAAGCGATTGCCGTGTATTTCGGTCAAGGCGGTACGGCTGAGAAGATCAGCACGCGAGAAATTGACGATGTTCTAGCCTCCTACACAGAAAACGAACTGGCATCAGTCATCGTTGAGTCCCGCAAGCATCGCAGTCACGACCACTTGTATATCCACCTACCAAACGAAACGTGGGTGTATGACCTGAGCGCATCACAAGCATTGGGCGAGCCAGTTTGGTTTGCACTCTCGTCTGATTCGTCCTCGCATGGCGCTTATCGTGCTCGCAACTTTGTCTACATCTACTCGAAATGGCTGTGTGGTGATACGGTAGATCAGCGCATTGGATATGCTGACGACACAATTTCAACGCATTACGGCGATGTGGTTGGGTGCCAGTTTGACACCACGTTGATCTATAACGAAGGCAAAGGCGCACTCGTTCGCTCAATGGAGTTGATTGGATTGCCGGGTCGGGCTCAGTTGGGTGATGCCCCAGTGATCTTTGCATCCAGAACAATCGACGGATTGACCTACAGCGATGAAAAGCCGGTGTCTATCGGCAACCATGGTCAGTACACCAAGCGCATGCAGTGGCGTTCGTTTGGAAAGTTCCGCAACTACTGCGGTGTCCGGTTCCGTTTTGCTCATGACTCCATCGTGGCGTTCACTCGTCTTGAGTGTGACTTCGAGGGTCTAGCCGTATGACGGTGACGGTATCGACTCCGCAACCAGACCGCAAGGAACTCCAAGCGGTCTTCAAAGACCCGCGTCTATTGCGAGCGATTGAGGCGCTGTTTCGTGATCTGCGCGAAGTCTTGCCAACCGACATTGATGCGGTTGATGCAAAAGCCCAAACGGCCTTGGATGACGCGGCTGCGGCAAATATCGCAGCGTCTAATGCGCAAGCCGATGCCGATCTAGCCATATCTCTGATTTCGGCATTGGGTGGAGGCTGGCAGGAAATGGAGATTGATCTAGGCTCAATCCCTCGTCGAGACTTCAAATTCACGATCACAGATCCATCTATCACGCCCACATCAAAAGTGGCTGCGCTCCCATCAGGAAAGCCAGCAACAGGGCGAGGCTCTGATGATTGGCAGTGGGATACAGCCCAATTCGCGGCGCGACCGTCAACCGGCACAGCTTCGCTTTATGTGCTGTTTGGCAGTCGCGTCAAAGGCAAACGAAACATCATCTATCAGGTGTCATAAATGGCAGTTGTTGAAACAGGCGGCGGCGCAGCGGGAACCGCAACGGTTGATCTAAGCGGGAATCTGCAAGTCAACCTACCAACTACAGCGTCTCAAGCTGGCTATACCCGCCTTCTTGGGACAATTGACACGAACGGGACTGTTCGCGTCCCAATCAGCGCATCTACACAGGGCCTGCTGGGCACTGGTACGGCTCAGATTGATTTCGAGCAGGGCTTTGCTGCTTCTGCCATCAGCCCATCCGTGTGGCGTCAAGACCTGACGACCATGACCACCAGCATCGCAAACAATGCGGTGATCTTGAACGCTGGCAACTCGCTTGCGTCTGGTGCTGTGGCTCGCCTGACATCCTGGCGAACTGCTGAGACAACACGCGGGGCGGATCGTGTAGTTGCTTTCCGCATGCTCGTGCCGACGATTGTTTCTGGCGCTGTGACCGAATTTGGTATGTTCACGGCTACGGGCACAACGGCACCGACTGCTGGCGCGTTCTTCCGCTATGACTCTGCGGGTGCGTTGAAAGGTGTAATCATTTCTGTGACTGGTGCAGAAACGACCACTGCAACCATTGCAACGCCAACAGTCAACGAGGCCCACGATTACCTGATCGTGATCGGCACAAACAACGTCATTTTCCAGATTGATAACGTGGTTGTTGGCATCATCACTTTGGGCTCATCGTCGCCTAGCCCGGTAACGTCTGAATCTGGCCCGTTCTGTGTTCGCTGCTACAACGCCTCGGCAACGGCTACAGCGCAGCAGGCCCACGTCTACCGGGTGCTCGGCGCGTACTACGGCGGAACTTACGGGTACAACCGCACCGAACTGGCGGCATTGAGTGGTGACGTTGGTTCTCAGGGTGTTGTGGGTGGCTCGACTGGCTCTCTGGCGAACTATGCAAACTCGGCGGCTCCTGCATCGGCATCGCTCAGCAATACCCTAGCAGGGTACACAACACTAGGTGGGCAGTTTCAGTTTCTCGCTGTTGCAGGCGCTGAAACCGATTACGCCTTGTTCGCATTCCAAGTCCCAGCACAGTCGGCAACAAACCAAGGCCGAACATTGCTGGTTCGTGGCGTCTGGATCGACACCATAAACACTGTTGTTGCGGTGGCGACGACCGCGACTGTCATGCAATGGTCGCTTGGATATGACTCGTCTGCTGTGTCTTTGGCTACTGCTGACGCTGCTGCGGCAAAGGCTCGCCGTGTTGTGCCGCTTGGCATCCAGACGTTCCCTGTTGGCGCAGCAGTTGGAGCAACTGCAAGCAGAGTCACCCAAACATTCCAGCAGCCATTACCGGTATACGCCGGGAACTATCTGCACATCATTCTGAAGATGCCTATTGCAACCGCAACAGCAACCGAGATTTTCAGGGGCGTTGTCGGTATTGATGCGACTTGGGAGTGATGATGGACGATGCGCTATTTGCAGCCTACGAATCCGCAAAGGATCGGCTCAATGGGGCAACGTTCTCAGCTTTCAAAGTAATGGTGGCAGGATGGAATGTATTCCCTTTGGTTATTTGCGGTCAATGTGCTGGCGCAGTTTTGACAAATGGCCCCGATATTCACGCTTGCGTGCTTCCGCAATACAAGGGCAGATGGTTCAACAAACAGGCAAAATCCATTCTTGAGAATGTGGTTAAACAAAATGGATTTGCCCGCACCCAAGCAACAACAGATGAAGGCGTTGCGTTTGTCGAAAGACTTGGGTTTGTCCGTGACGGTGACGCATACATTTTGAGGTGTAAAAATGGGAATTGAAGTATTAGCGGCTGGCGGGGCAATCCTTGGCTCTTCGCTGATTGGAGCGAACGCTCAAAAGAAAGCAGCACAAGCTGGGGCAAATGCACAGACGGCAGCGTCAGAAGCTGGAAT